AACACCAATACCAACAGGGCCACCGTAAGCATAACCTTTTGGTTTAATAATAGGTGGATTAAACATAATTAACCTCCGTATGCTCGGTTATCAAATCCGTAATTGTTTGTATTAAACATAGAATATGGATTTACATAAGGAGCATATCCAGACAATGTTGTTTGCATTGGACTAGCTATAGGTCCTTGATTTTGACTCATCATCATTTGATTACTTGGTATACCTTGAGCAAGACCTAATTGATAAGTTGTTCTGTTGTATGGATCCATATAAATATTATAAGCATTTTGTCTTTGCGTATCATATAAAGATTGCTCATAACCTCTAGCTGTTCGACCAGCATTAGCTAAGGCAGATACATCAGCTCCTTGCATTCCTTGTAAAGTTCCTCCAGCTCCTATAAAACCAGATCCTATATTTTGCATAGCAGGTGCAAATCCAGCTAAACCAGTTCCTAATTGTGCAAAATTTTGACCACCAGAGGATATACCTGTTGATAGTTGAGAAAGTAAACCAGCAAGTCCAGAACGAGCTTGACCAAAACCTTGACCTAAACTAGCCATAGTTGGAGCAGCACCTCTTAAAGCTTGTTGTTCAATGTTAAATTGATTTTGTGCTTGACCATAAGAAGACGCTAAAGCTTGATTTACAAGTTTTTGTCTTTGTTCTTGTCTTTGCTCTTCCATTTCCATTTCAATCATACCAAGTCTTGTAGAACCTCTAAGACCTGAGTTAACAGCATTTAAATTTAATTCAGTTATTTTGTTATCATAAAATTCATCAATGTCTTCTAACTGATCTTCTACAACAGCTTCCATGTAAGGATTCATATAAGCTTCAGCAGCGTTTGTATCAAAAGAACCAAGACCAGCTTGCAGCATGTTCATGCCTTCGTATATGCCACGCTCTGTTGGGGCTAAACCACTACGAGCCAACATAGCTGCATCTCGTAAACCGCCGATACCTTCAGAGTAAAGAGGATAAGCATCTCTCATAACAGACGCACCTTCTCCTAAGAAAGGAAGGGCACCTTCATAAGCCTCCATACCTCTTTGAAAATAAGGTCCGTAAGAACCAACATTTTGTGCTGTCATGTCAAGAGCACGTTGTTCTAGTGGATTAAAAGGAGCTACTTGAGTTGTAATAGCTTCAATGGGTGGAGGTTTTGAAGAAAAAGAATAACCTTGATTAAATAAAAATTCTGTTAAAGCTCTTATATAAGGGTCTGCTAAATTATATTGAGTGTTAGCTCCATAAGTAGCATCTGTTACACTAGGAAGAGTTCCTGCAAATGTATATTGTCCTTGATTAACTGGAGTTGTCATTATTTTGCCTCCAAACTATTCATTAAATCATACATTTTTCTTACGCCATCTTTTCTACTACCATCCCCCATACCTCTTACAGCATCGGATGTCATTACAAATTCACCATCAGATAATCTTGCAGGAATAGAATCGCTTGTTCCTGTTCCTGGACCGTTAGCTGCTCCGCCGTCCATTAAGTTAGCGACTCCACCTTGTGCATATCTAGAAAAAGAAACGTCTGGAACTCTTCTTGCTACTTCACCGCCATCAGCCATATTAATTGCTGTTTGTGGTTGAGCATAAGTAGGATAAAGTTGATTGTAATCTATTACTTCAAATTGTCCTCCTAGTTGATTTTGAACATCGTTATAAGCTCTTTGTGTTTCAAAACCTTGATTTCTTCTAAATTGATCTGAAGGTAGGTTTGTTGGTTTAGACAAAGCCTCAAACATCATAAGGAATTGAAGGTCTTCAGCGTCAAGAGATTTTTTTCTTCTTTGTTTATCTAGTATCTCTGCATATTTTTCCATTATTTCTTCGTCATTCATTTGTGTACCAAATGCTCTCATAATACTTTCTCTAGCAGGATTATTAAATATATCGCCTGCCATAGTAGGAGAACCTTCACCACCAAAGATACCTGATCCACCTCTCATTGGTATATTAGCATATCCTTCATCACCAAAAATAGAACCACCAAGATATTGTCTCATTTGTTGTTGAGATAAGTTTCTAGCACCCGGTGTTCCGATAGCTTCTCCTAATTCTCCTTGTGCATATAAAGCACCTAAATCACCAAGAGTTCTTCTTCTATTTTCTTCTGTTCCCATTAAAGAACCTACACCTTGTCTAAATTGTTGTTCAGGAGATTTACCAAACATAGCTGTTGTGGCTGCGTCATAAGCATCTGGGCCATACATTAAGCCTAATGTGCCTCCAACTGTTGTTTTAATAGGGTTGTTATAAGCAAAACTACCTGCTCCTTTAAGTAATGATCCAAGTCCTGTCGACGGAACACCCTCAACAGCTCTTTTACCAGTAAATAAACCAGCTCCTGGAATTCTGCCTAGCAAACTTCCTATTCCTCCAGCAGCGGGTATTCCTAAATCATCCATAGTTTGTGCTGTAGTTTTAGTAAGACCTGAATTAGCAGCGTAAGAACTGCCGTAAGGTATTTGTGTAGAGCCAACAGTTGTGTTTGTAGGTCCTGCATAAGCGTTTGGTTTTCCTAACACTGAGCGTGTTGAATTTAATGAACCTGGAGCTCCACTTTTAAAGCTTAAATTTTGTAAAGATTGTCTACCTGTTGGAGTAGATCTTAAATAACTTCCAATTCCTGAATAAATATTTCTTGCACCTTGTGCAGCAGTATTTCCTAAACCTATTAGAGGAGCAGAAAATGCTCCAAAAGCATCATCTGCTGCTTGATTTTTTGTTAAAGGATTTGTAGCTTTGTTTGCTCTATCAAAGAAATTTTTAGCTCCTTGACCTATTCGACTATTAGCAATTTTTTGACCCGCAGGACTATTAATAAGTGTTTGTATGCCTGATTTAGTATTAGCTCCTAAAGTTTGTAAAAAAGCAGGACTAGATTTTAAAGCTCCGGTAATATCTAAACCAGCTACAGTTGTTTTACCTGCTCTTACACGAGCTGCTACTTTAGCTGCAACTTCACCCGCACCAGGATATTTTGTTAAAATAGCTTTTTGAACTGCTGCTGCTTGACCCGCTGCATTAGTTTTTCCTGCACTTTGCAATACTGATCGTGTAATGTTTGCTATATCATCAGCTGCGGCTTTACCTACTTTACCAAGACCTCCGAATGCTGCTGCTGCTTTTCTTCCAATTTCAGCTGATGATCCAGTTAATGGTCTTCCACTTGATTGTTTTGCACCTCTAAAAAATCTAGATCCTTGATTTCCAGCACCTTTTAAAAGATTGAGAGCAGCTGATCCTGCTTTTTCTGCGAGTGGTCTTGCTGCTCTTAGACCTCCTAAGCCTGCTAAACCTGCTTTTCCTGCTGCACCTGCTAATCTTGCTGCTAAACTTACTACCATTACGATGTCACCACTGTTACTGTTCCTATGGAACTTGTTAAACTCATACCCGTCGGATAAACCACAGGTAAATATAAATTTCTCCAAGCATTGCCATCGTACGCTTGGTGTACTTCCACCGTTGTATTAAATATTAACCCACCTGGGCTAAATTTTCTACCATTTCTTTCGTTAGTTGTGTAAGAAGGTACCACATTTAAATCCAATTGAAAAAGGTTTTGTTCTAATGTACGCACCATTCTGTTTAGTTTGTCTGCATCTATGTCGCCTTGTGTAAAACGAGGTAGAGATGAGAAGGCTTGTCGAATGTCATAACGTGGCATTATTGTCTCCCATCTGGCTTAACATCGAGTCGTGTAGAGCCTAATCTCCAACCAACTCCAAGACGATTAGCATTGTTATTACTTCCGTCATTAAAACTAGTTACATTTAAAGAAAACTGTCTTCCTCTTCCTCTAATGTTTGTTACTTTTGTTTCTGCATCAACAGGTATAGTTGCATCTGCTGTTAAAGTACCACCTGGTGCATCACGCATTTTTACAACTAAATCAACAGTTTGAGGTCCAGCTATATTTGTTCCTATAAATCTAAAGTCTGGTATAACTCGACTAACAAATGCAAATTGTTCGCCGTCACCTATATCAATATCTCCTGACTGAATAGAAACACCATCCATTGGAGCTCCGTCATCATCAAAACCTACTTCATGAGCATAAATATATCCTGGTGTTGAACCACCAGCTGCTCTTGGTTTTTGATAAATGCCGTAGTCAATCCAAGCTGTTCTTTCCATTTTACCTATAGACCATGTTCTTTGCACATAGTTATAAGTTACATAGCGATCAATTTCGTTAGAACCAGCAGAAGGATAGTACCATCCTACTTCATCAAATGTTTGATTAGAAAAACCAAAAATTTTATATCTTTCGTCATAGTTAATATCGTTAAAGACATATTCTTTTACACTACAAGGAAGAGCGTTAACAGAACCTGTGTAGACATAGAAGTTAGATTTATCCATCCAAAATGTTGCATCGGCTCCATTAACCGCTGCATTTGGACCAAGTATCGAGGGACCCCTAGCGAGGAGAGAAGTGGTAAAGGGCAGGGGTCCCCCTACGAATCGCAATGAAAACAATGCGATATCGGTCCATACTAATATTTCCTGACGAGTTTGTAGTCCGCCAATAATCTCAGAACCTAGATTTAATTCAATTTGATCAGCTGTAGATGTACCATCTGTTCGTATTTGCCAATCGACTGCACTGTTTTGATTAGAAATTGCTATTATCATTGGGTCTATTGTTCCTGTTCTAGAAGCACCAGAAATAGGATCAACACCTAACGCAATAACATGGCCGTCTCTTTCAGAGACAATAACTTGATTTGCTTTTGTTGGAGCTAAAATAGCCCCTGAATCATCGGTTATATCTGTAGCACGATTATTTGTTCCTGCACTCTCGTCCCATTTATAAATACCACCGCCTCTGTAATTCATAATAAGATCTTCACCATAATTATCTTGATTCCATAATCTAAAAGAAGTTCCGGTAGCACCAAAACCCCAAGAGCCGGCATTCCAACTACTAGAGCCCCAACCACCTAAAAGATTTTGTAAATCTTCGCCAACAGGTATTTCAAAAGCAAATGTTAAAGTACCTCCAGTATTAGATGTAGATCCATTAGCTTGAGTAGCAACTGTTATATCAAAATTATTAGCATCAACAACAGCTACAGAATGATTAGCATTTATTTGTGCTATTGGAATACCATTAACAGGAGCTGACAATCCAGAAATAGTTACAAAATCTCCTGTAGCACAACCATGGCCTGTAACAGTAAACCTTACAGAAGTTGTTCCATTTGTAGTCATTATATTTGTAGCTGATACTGTGGATCGTAATGGTGTAATATCATAAAAAACAGATTGATTAAGAACATAAAACTTACGATTAGTTCCTACACCTAAATATTGATTGCCGTCAAAATCAGACCACTCAAACAATGTTCGGCAACTTCCTAAAAAAGAATTTTGAGAATACTTTTCCCATCCACCTATTTTTTGAGGAAGTCCTGCTTGAAAACGAAC